CCTGCTAATTGCGCAGCCACATCCAGCCTGTCCGTCGATAGCTTCCCGTTGCGGTTCCGTCCGCCCTGATAACCGCCCTTTCCATCCGTTGCAGTCGGAGTCGGCCAGCCAGCTAATAACGCTGCTGTCTGAAGGTTTACCCCCCCCTGTCGGTTGAAATTCCCCGCACCTCTCCCATTGCTGGCGATCGGCGTCGGCCACCCAATAAGCACGGTCTCTCTGGTGCGGCGCGCCGACGCTCGCAGACGGAAACGCAGTCGCCCCGAAGGCATAGCCCAGGGCTTCCACGTCAGCTTGTACAAGGTCGATCCAGTCGTTCGCGTCAGCGCTGCCAGATTGCTCGCCAAAGACCACGACAGGGCGGCGCTGGCCGACAAGCCAATGTGCGGAGGGCCATAGGTGCCGCTCGTCAGCAAACCCAAGCCCTTTGCCTGCCGCGCTGAAAGGCTGGCAGGGGCATGATGCTGTCCATGCCGGGCGAGTGTCTGGCCATCCTGCGCGGCGCAGAGCAAGCGACCATCCGCCGATTCCGGCGAAGAAATGGCACTGATTGAATCCGATAAGGTCATTGGGGGTTACATCCTCAATTGAACGGGTATCAACGACGCCCGGCGCAATATGGCCGGCGTCGATAAGGTTGCGCAGGTGCTGCGCCGCGTGGGGGTCTATTTCGTTGTAATAAGCGACCACAGCGCCTCCCACACCACAGAGCCAACACGAAAGGCGAGATAACCCATCGGCAACCAGAAAAACAGCGAGCAAAGGGCGATACAGATAACTGTGTTGCGCCAGAATCGGCGGTAATTGGTTTCTTCGTTCATCAGAATGGCAACTCCTCATCAGGACTGTCGGAAACGAGTTGCAGGCGTACAAGTCCACCCCTCTTAATGCCCTGGTCGTCGCTGCCTATGCCGGACACGCATGACTTAAAGAGCGGCACATCTGCATCAAGGATGAATGCCCTGAAATCAATCAGGGTGAAGGTGTGGTACTGCTGGCTACCGGTTATGCGGTAAACCAGCGCTGTCACTATGGTGCAATCCCCTGACTCATCGGCGGGATCTACAGCTAACCAGACAGGCTCATTCATCAGAATCCCTCCGCCCCATCGAATGCACCCGCCGCCGCCATTGCGTCGTAAGTGGAAGCGCCCATCACAGGGCCGCAGTCCGGGCAACATCCGCCACCAGAACGGCTGCAGCCTTCGCACACGCGAAGCACGCCAATCACTTCACCGGCCATGTCGCGACTTCTGGCGCTGATAGAACGGCGGACGCTTAACGCGTGGAGCCTGAAAGGGGAATAGATCTCGCGGGTCTCTGACGTGTCGCTGTTGGATATCACCGAGCGGGTGCCGTGCTGGCGATGAGCATCTAGCAGGGTTGAAACGAGCGCGCGATGGTCGTCCAGGGTAAACGACTTGCCGTAGGCAGTGAAATTGGCGGTTTTGCTGGTCGGGATGTAGGGGGGGGTCGCAGTAAATAACCGCGTCATATGCCAGTTGCATTACGTCAGGGATGGTGTGACGAAAATCGCTATGGAGGAAAATCGCTTTTGTGTCGTTAGCCTTTTCGGCAAAGCGGCGTATCTCGTCAGCCGGAAAGTAAGGTGCGGCATACTTCCCGAACGGTACGTTATGCTCACCCTTCTGATTGACGCGATATAGCCCGTTAAAACTATGGCGATTCAGGTACAGGAACAAAGCGGCAAACATCAGCGCGTTATCTGGATTTCTCGTATCGTTCCAAAGCGTGGTGTTAAAAAGTGCTCGGCGGTTGTAATACTGCTCTTCGTTGTTGCCGCCCAGAAACATTCCGCGCGCGGTATCAATTAGCCGCTCGGTGTCGTTGGTCAGCACACGAAAGAAGTTAATCAGCGCGCGATTGCTGTCGCAAAGAATATAGCGGCGGTAATCCGTATTCATAAATACGGTGCCGCTGCCAACGAACGGCTCAATCAGGCAATCAGCTTTTGGTAGGTGCTTCAGCAGCTGCGGCATGACGCGGGTTTTACCGCCCGCCCATTTGATGGGTGATTTAATCATTACCTTGCCCTCAGAGTGATTCGAGGTGTGGAGTGGTAAGGCGCTGCCAGATCTCGCAAACCTGCTCGGCCTGATAGATGGCGTCGGTTAAAGCGTTGTGTGCAACCGAGCGTCGAGGGTGAGGGGCGTAGCCGATAGCACCGGCAACGGCAAGCAATGAGCGGAAACAGTATTCATTCCAGTAAATCCACGGCAGCATGGAAATGCCTTCAAGCGATGAGCGCTCAAATGCAGATTTGAGGATCGGAAAATCAAACGAACCGCCCTTGCACCACACTTTCAGATTCTTTTTCGTGGTTTCAGGGAATGCGCCACTAATGAAGTTCGCGAAATCCAGCATCACATCCAGCTCGTGCGATTTTGCGGATACCAGCTCGCTGATAGGTTCTTTGTCCTGTTTAAGCCACCGCATCACCGTGTCGGCGGAGATATCCGCGCCACGGTTCTGCGAGGTGCGCGGATCAATGGTCTGATAGAAGGACGGGCCGATTTTTCCGGTTGATGGCTCAAAGAACACCGCGCCAATCGCGCAAATCACCGCATTCGGTCGGTTGCTGAGCGTTTCAATATCGATCATTAAGTGGTTCATTGTTTAATACCCTCACTGATTGGAAGTTCGCGGCTGCTGATCCACCGCTCGATTGATTGATAAATCTCGTCCGGGGTGGCGCTTTCCTTTTTCAGCTGGCCGACATAAATACGCAGTAAGCCCAGCAGGTGCGCGCGTTCGTGTTTGCGTGCGTTGGCGCTTATTTCCACAAACTCTGGATCGCTAATTCCGCCATCCAGTTTTATTGACGTGATCGACATAGCGACCTCCTGAAAAAGGCAAAACGAATCCCCGGCAAAATGAATGCCGTTATTTTTAACGCTGGTTAATTAGTGGTTAGGGCGCGGCTTTCTTTTAACCTGCTTGAATAACCTTTCGTGCCAGTAATACAGAAAATCAATAAAGGTCATTCGTGCACGCTCATGATTACCGCGAATTGTTTTTTCCAGACCGTAAATAATTAAATCTATTGACGGGCTGTTAGAGCTGACTGTAATACGCGCACCGTTTCTCAGGTGGACAGTGAAGCCCTGCTCAGCGTTTTCTATCGCCTCGCGGATCAGCATCTCCTGCTCCCATGACGTTTTCTCTTCGGTGAACATGCTCATACGGCAATCCCTGCAAACACTGGAGATGGTATTTCACCATTCATGATGGCGTTGACGAATGGGCGTAGGTCGCTAAGGGTATCATCGTCATTCAGGCAGAATGCAGCGCCATAGATGTGTTGGATTCCGCTAGCCAGAACGCCGTAATGTGATTCGCGGCCTTGAGGGTTGTTTTCCAGATTGAAATAATAATCTTCCAGCATTTTATTAATCTGTTCGGCATAAAGTCGTTTCACTTTTCTTTCTCCTTAATGATTAATAAAGCGGTGATTAGTGATAATTCGATCTATCGTTTTACGTGCTTCCGATAAAGCAAAGTCAATTCCGAAAGAATCACCATCTTTCATGATTTGATAACGCTTCTTACCTACCCTGCGCGGTAAAACGCGGATAGTGAAGCCGCAGCAAATCCCGGCGTGCTTATTTATCCAGACGACTTTCGGCAAGCTATCGTGGGATGTGATGCGAATATTTCCCGCGCACTTGCCATGCTGTGAGTAGCGTTTATTCATTCTTGCCAGCCCTTAGTAAATAAAAGTCGTGATGAATTTTATTGTTAGCGCAATGGCAATCGAAGAAATGCACGTTCCCACGATTATTAGTGCACAGTCAGTTATTGCCTCTTTAGTGGAAATATTCATGCTTCTGCCCCGCCACCAAACATGTTTACGCCCATATCATTCGCCAGCTTATTGGCTTTCTTAATCCAGCCCGCGCGCCAGTCCTGTCGCTCAGGGGGGAGTTTTGATGTGGCTTCGTGAACCATCTCAAGCCATTCGTTCCACAGAATCAGGAGGCGGCGAGTGCTGCCATCGGAGCCAAGCACTTCGCGCTCAGTGACCATCGGTAAAAGGCGGCGATCCATCATGTGACGAACGGCTGACTCCGTTTTGCCGGTGCGGCGAGAAAACTCATCGGCGGTGATCGGGTCTGGAATCTTAAACAGCGCGCTCAAAACTGCATCTTTCATGTGATAATCTCCACGTTTGGGGTATTACTGCTTTTTTTACCCCTGAATATGTATCTACGTTTGAATTTTGGATCATACATTTGGAAAACGCAATATGAATTTACCAATTAGTGAACGCCTCAAGCTCATGAGGGAAAGCGAGCGCATTACCAGTCGTAACGAAGCTGCTGAAATTATTGGAATTCCACACAACGCTCTTTGGCGTTATGAAACGGGTGAATCAATTCCAAAAGGTGACGTAATGATGAAGATTTTGAATACACCGAGATTTGAGAAGTATGCACTTTGGTTTATGACCGGAAAAATCGCCCCTGAATCCGGTCAGATAGCACCGGCTCTCGCACACTTTGGGCAAGACGAAACAAAGTCTCAGCCCTCAGACCAGAAAATTGGCTAAGCATCTTTCTTGCTTATCTCTATGAAAAGAATCGCGTAACTATTTGTTGCGTAGCACCAAATAATGTGTTTACCAGAGGTGACAGCCATGACCGTTAAGCTGCTCGATGGTGGACGCTACAAAGTGGATATTAGACCGCGTGGAGCGACAGGACGTCGTATACAGCGGATTTTTAACAAGAAAGCTGATGCTCTTGCTTTTGAGAAATATGTCATCAGCAATATGCACGATAAAGACTGGCTGGATAAACCAACCGATCACAGGCGGCTAAGTGAGTTGCTTGATAGATGGTGGGAACTGGAAGGGCGAAGCCATAAGTACGGGGAAAAAAGAAAGCGTGAACTCAAGCGGGTAATAGATGACATGGATGACCCCAGGCTTTCAAAGGTCAACAAGAGATTCATCGTTGAGTATAGAAGTCAGCGCCTCTACGAAGGTGTGAAGGCATCCACCGTTAACAGGGAGCTGACGACGCTGCGTGGCCTTTTTCAGGTTCTGATTGAGGCTGATGATCTACACGCAGAGAATCCGCTAAAGGGCATCCCGGCACTGAAAGAAGAAAAGCCGGAGATGTCGTACTTGACAACTCAAGAGATTGAGGCCCTTTTGTCAGTCGTTAACGGTGATGCCCGGCGCCTTACGGTGCTTTGTTTGAGTACCGGTGGTCGGTGGGGGGAATCTTTGAACATGCAGGCTCAGAACCTAATGCATGGAAAGGTAACTTTTACCAAGACCAAAAATGGAAAAGCTCGCACTGTTCCGGTTACTCCAGAGGTTATGGAGTACGTAAAAACCAAAAGCACGGGCAGGCTTTTTAATGTTGATTATGTTGAATACCGCAAAACACTGAAGGCGTTAAAACCCGATCTTCCAAGAGGCCAGGCAACGCATGTATTACGGCACACCTTTGCGGCACACTTCATGATTAACGGGGGTAATATTTTGACGTTAAACAAAATATTAGGACATGCAAAGATTGAACAAACGATGACTTATGCACACTTTGCTCCCGACCATCTTGATGACGCGATGCGCCGCAACCCACTAAGCGATAGCATCCACATTCTATCCACTAAACCGGTGGATAATGGTTAACGTTGATACCCCATAAACAAGTTAACTCACTGAGTTATAGTGAAGACTTGGCAGTATCATGAAGTTAGCAACCCCGGTTTCCCGGGGTTTTTTATTGCGGACTTTCCGCCGCAGGGCCGGCGGCGCTTTTTTTATCTTTCGCTTTGGCTCTGCCTTTCCCCTTGCTAAAGCTCTTCTTGCCGTCGCCCGGGGCCACAATTCCGCGGAAGCGGCGTACCGGCGTGCTCCTGGCCTGGTCGATAAGCTGGAACAGGGTACCGACCAGCGGCTGCATAAAGTCCTGATAGC